TTGCGGAGTGAAAGCAAATTCTTTTGGAAATTCTATTTTATATGTTTTTATTTTAGCATGTTCTTGAATGAATTGCAAACCTTGCTCAGTCAATCTTAAACCGCCTTGGTCTTTGTTTCTAAAACTAAACCAAAATACAGCGGAATATTTTTTAACTGTGTCGTCGGTGAATTCTATGTTTGCGGCCTGTAAGAATACCCGTGTATAGGCATCCTTGGTGTTCATTTACTTTACCTCTTCGCCGGTGGTAAGTTTATAAACTGCGAAGTCTGAAGTTTTAAAAAGTTTGTTTAACTTCTTTGCTAGGTTATATGCGTGGCCAGGATTTGAAAAGCTAACCTTTTTATATTTCGGCCCAGGGTAACTAGCGACTAAACTTCCGCTTTTTAAATTAAAAGGTTGACCTTTATAGAATACAGCCCAGATGGCTTCGCTATCAAGGATCTGCTCAACCTTAAAGGTTTCCTTGTTAGCATATTCTAAAAGAATCTTCGGTTTTGGTCTACTCATGATATACGTGTTTCCTAATTAACCACGTATATATTTATGTCTTTAGAAAGATCCTCCATCGAACTTAACGTCGATGTTAGTGGTAGATTCTTTTATTTCTGCCAACATAGTGTGGATTTCTTGAACAGTTTTGCCTAATTTGGATGTCAAAATAGCTAATTCAGCAGTTAGATCTTTTGCTTCTTGTATAGTAAGTCTAATTTCTTTTTGTTGGCTTCTATCCGCAGCAACTACACGCTGAATTAGTTTTTCAACACTTGGCAAATTTGTGGGTAAGTTATTTGCTGACATTTGACAATACCTGTTTCATTTCTAATTCGGTCTTAAATGGACCTTTGAACTCGTAACGCTGTAGAGTGATTAATTTAGGACAGAAACTTTTTACCCAACCCTTTTCAAATTTAATTGTGTAATAACCTGCACAATATAAACTTTTTGAATCAATGCTCTTTGTAAACAATGGCAATTTTCTTTTTACATCATACAAAGGATTGTGTGGTGTTGTGCTAGTAGAAAATCCATGAACTTCGTTTGGTGCAGAATTATCTGCTTCTTTTAAAATTTTAACTACAAAAAAGTTCTTACCGAATTCTTTTGTTAGACTTTCTTTAGTTTCGTAAATCTTGATGCCGTCATGATTACTCATAATAAAACGATTGTCTTCGTTTTTTCTTAGAGTAGCGATCTTCTCTCCATTCTCTTCAACGATCCAGAATTTATCTGCGATGATCGGTTTAGCATGTAGTTCTGTCATACTGCTCTCCCAACATGTGTCTGTGGCACAGTCGCAGGTATCTCTATACCGACAGACTGTGGTCTTCCTTAATAATGTATCTTGCATTTAATGGCTCCGCATAAGATTGTGCCTGTTCTGAAATTTTCTTTAAATCATAAAGATTACAGAATTTGATTAGTCGTATTCCGACCTGGCTAATGTTTTTATTTGCTGTGGTGGCTTCTGCAATAGTTGAAGCAATGATTTCTTTGATATGATCGGGTTGATGACTTAAATCAATAAGTCGACGATTGCGTTCATAGTCGTCTAGCACCCTGTGTTCTTTGCCTTCGTGATCAGTCCATCTCTGAAGCATGAGATTGTTCCACGCAAATCCTTTGGTTTTACGATCTTCGAACGCTTCACTAAGACCCACTTTTTTGCTTGTGCCTTTAGTGCGCACACCCGGATACGCTGAGAAGACATTATCACTGGTATCACCACGCATACATTTTTCAAAGAGCAGCCATTCTGGGTTAGGTGCTTCTTTTGGTTCTTTAGTTTTTTTGTCGATAACTGCTTTGCCTTTGTCATCAAAGATTCCTTCGTGCGTGATAACATGTTCCATTACACCGTTGTATTGTTTTACATTTGGAGCGATAAGCTGAACAAAGTCTGTGTCGGTTGAAATGATAACATGATTGTCGTCTGGATGGCTTTGTATCCATCCAGCAATAAGATCGTCAGCTTCTAATTGCTCGTGACGTAAAACTGTGCAATTAGTTTTGTCTGTGATAAACTCTTTGAATGTATCAAATGCTTCCCAAAAAACTCGATCTTCTTCTTGTTCTCGTTCGTTTAAAGCTGCGCGGGCATCTGATCGATTACGCTTATATGGAGCATAATAATCTTTGCGCCAGCTTCTACCTTCTAAACAGAAGATAACGTGACTGCCGTTGAACTGCTGCCACGCCTTGCGGATTGAATTTAGGGTAATATGAAAAGCCATGCCGAGCTTGATGTCAGCATCACCGTTAATAACATGTCTAGCACGAAAGAACGTGTTAGCAGTATCAACTAAAATATAGGTCATGTATTATTCTTCTTCACACTCTGTATGTCTAAAGAACCTGTTTCCACAGGGCCACCGTAATCGCCATCTACTACAACATTGGCACAAAGCTCACGGAACCAACGATCGACAATTTCTTCATCATTGTCACCTTCAACACCGTAACCTTCTTGCTTTAATTTTAGCACAAAATGGTCGTTCCAGTCAAGCTCAAAAAAGCCATTACGCACATTATCTTTGTTTACATGGGTATTTAATACGCCAACCCATGGCTCTTTCTTTCGAGTAGCACGATCTTTTGGACTCAATTTAGCCAATTCTTGCTCTTGAGCAATTTCTTTTAAACTATTTTCAGCTTCTTCTTTTAATTTGGTAGCTTGTTCAAGTGCCAATCGAGCTTCTTCGATATTGGCTTCAATTTTATCTAAACCGAATATTTTTTTAATAATTTTCATTAAGTTCCCCATTCATTTTTAAATAAAGGCACCTGTAAGCGATCTGAATAGCGCAGTCCGTTCTTCATTGCTAGTTCCGCTACGCGGCGATTATTTAATGTATAAACACTCTCCACACCGCCTACAGGCATCAAATATACAGGGCCACTAAAACCTTCTGCACGATATATATCAACTGTTTCAATAGCTTCCTCGGCATCTTCTTCTGTAGCTACTACAAATTTCAGATATGTATAACCGACTTCTTCGTATTCACAAACTACATCTGGACGAATAGCTTCGTGGCGTTCTTCTCCTGAACAACTTAGCTTGGCACTAACACTGAATGTGAGTTTGTGATAGCCTCTATCTTCCATGCCCCAATTTAATAGATAATTTTTAAATTCGGGTGATAGTTTTTGAGTTCCATTTGTTTCAAATGTAATTTCTTTAAGATTTTTCATCTTAGGATGTTCTAACAGTTCGGGGTAAGCACGTTGCCACCCAAGCAACGGTTCTCCTCCTGTGATAACCAAGTGTTCCTCTCTCCACTCGTTGAATGGTAGAATCTCGCAGATTCTTTCTGCGATGGCGTCGCTAGTAAGCATTGGACTAAGATCTTTAAAGCGAGGATCCCAGCTAGCGTAACTATCACAACCAGTAGAAACCAACGGAAGTTCTTCATACTTCTTAAATTCTCCAACTTTAGCAGCAATGGCTTCTACTTCTGTGCTTAGTTCGCCTTTCGGCATACCGAAGCCAGCACACTTAAAGTTACAGCCAAATGTGCGTAAGAAAACTGAAGGCACGCCCATGTAGCGTCCTTCACCTTGTATGCTGTAAAACAGCTCTGCGATTTTAATTTTGCTCATCGTTTATTATACCTTTATATATGAAATTTGTCAAGTCTTCTTTGATCAAACTCCATGTCCCGTCTTTATTATCGACCCAATTTATGGTATCACCTTCTTTCCAACCCACCTCATTTAACAAATCCTGAGGCAATGGCAATATACCATCTTTGTCAACTGTTAGTGTCCATGTTTTCATGTTGTGAGATATTTTTTCTTTATTTGTTCTTCTTGATGTTCTTTCCATCTTTCATACATAATTCTATCACACTCTTTTTTAACTTCGATGGGAATATCCGGATGCCAGTGTGCATCTCTGCAATCATAAACTACAGTTCGTTCTTCGCCATAATTTGAAAACATTATAATCAAAACAGCAATTAACGCTAAGATGATTATCCATTTATCTTTTTTCAAACTTTCTCGCTGATCATTATCTTGCATAG